AACGGCGTAGGCATTTTCCCAATAACCGTCAGCAACTTGGTTCGGGTTGTCGAAACCCAGGCGTCACTAGATAACGCCGCCATCGCAGCCGCAGTGGTCGCTGCACTTGACCCCTCGCTGACAACAATTAATGAGGGTGTGAAGAAAGCATCCAAACTTATCCCCCACAGTACAGACATTTAGGTGATCTATGAAAAAGGTATTTAACCTCGAAAACGTGAAGGTCTATACCGATGACGATGATGAACGCAAGTTCGTTGGCTACGCATCTACATTCGGTAACGAAGACCGAGTAGGCGACGTGGTCGAAAAAGGCGCATTCAACAAAAGCCTAAATCGACACACTCGTGAAAAGACCATGCCAGCTATGTTGCTGCACCACGATCTACACCGCCCGATTGGTCGTTGGACCACGATGAGTGAAGACGAAAAAGGTCTCTACGTCGAGGGAACCTTAACTAAAGGCGTTCGGGACGCAGACGAGGCATACGCTCTGCTCCAGGACGGCGCAATTAATTCAATGTCGATTGGCTACTACGTCAACGACGAGGAATGGGACAGCAAGGCTCGTGTTAATCGGCTCAAAGAAATTGAGTTACACGAGGTGTCCCTGGTAACTATTCCAGCAAATTCCGCAGCGCTCGTCACGAGCGTCAAGGATGCTGATGGTGAAGTCAACGTTCGAGACCTAGAGCGAGCACTGCGCGATGCAGGACTTTCTCGAAACGAAGCCAAAAAGTTGATCGCTAAGGGCTTCAAGGCGCTGACCGAAGACGAAGAAGAGACAAAGGAAGAGACTGATTTGCAGGCGCGAGATGCTGCTGCACAGGCTGAATCTGAACGTCTCAAGGCGATGCTGACTCGATTAGCAAGCATCAAATAAGTCAAAACTACAGGAACTTACTAATGACAGAAGAAGTGAAAGTAGACGAGACCGTTGAGCAAGTTGAAGAGCGCGTTGAACTTGACGCCGTTGAGAAGGCTGTTGAAGAAGCAGTGTCTCATAACAAAGAACTTGCGACGGAGAACGAGTCTCTGAAAGCAGCGGCTAGTAAAGCCGATGAAGAACTGGTAGCGATCAAAGCTGAGATCGAAGAGATCAAGGCAAAGCAAGCTGCCCCCGCATTCATCTCCACCAAGGGAGACAACAAAAACATGGACGCCAAAGAACAATTTGGAATCTTTTTGAAAGAAGGCATTGAAGGTCTGCGTAAGAAAGGGACCGACATGCAAATTTCAACTGACGCACAGGGCGGCTACGCGCTTCCCGAAGAGTTGCGTCGTCAAGTTATCGAACTTCAGTACGAAGAGTCTCCTCTCCGTCAAGTTTGTAACGTAACGTCAGCAAGTACTACCGATGTCCGTCAATTAGTCGGTGTTGGTGATGCTGCCAGCGGCTGGGTTGGAGAAACAACCTCAAGACCGCTGACAGACTCTCCAGAGTTGGCACAGAGAACGGGAACGTTTGGTGAAATTTACGCCAAGCCGTTGATCTATCAGCACATGCTCGAAGACGCATTTATCGACACTGAGGCTTACGTCATCAGAGAAGTTGCTCGACAGTTTAACGAGCAGGAAGGCACAGCGTTCTTGTCAGGCAACGGTACTAACAAGCCCGTTGGTATTTTGAACGGTGTTACTCTAGGTTCTAACGCAGCAGCCGACAATGTCACAGGCGTTTACGAAGTTATTCACTCAGCCGAAGACGGATCTCTTGGTGCTACTGCATCAGACACGTTTGACTTCTTGCGAGCAGTAGTTCGCAGTGTTAAGTCGCCCTACCTACCTGGGTGTGTCTGGATGATGAACCGAGCTACTCATGAAGTCTTGGTTGCCCTGCAAAACGCAGACAATGAGTACTACATGCAGCGTGACGTGACTCAGGCGTCAGCTACTCGTCTCTTTGGTTACAACATCGTAATCAACGAGGATATGGCTGACATTCCCGCTACTACTGGTACTGACGCTCCGATCATGTTCGGTGACTTCGCCCGTTCATATCAGATCATCGATCGAGTTGGCGTGTCTATGCTTCAAGACCCCTACAGTCAGCACGGAGCGACGATGTACTACACACGTAAACGCGTAGGCTCTATGAAATTGAATGCTGAGACGCTCAAGGTTGTGTCTGTAAGCAAGGCTTAATTGATTAGGAGATTGGTATGGCAGATCCAGTAACTCTGGCAGAAGCTAGGATTCACCTGCGTCTGCCAACCAGCATTGACAGTGATGAGCAAGACGAGATCACTCGCATCATTAGCGTAGCGACAGAGTACGCGGAAAGTTACACAAACAGGCTTTGGACCACTGGTTCGAGGTCTGAGTTCTTCGACGCGTTCCCAGTCTCTTCTGATCGATCAAAACTAGGGCTGTATCTGCCGTCTGCTAAAGGTGGCATCACGATCACTTCAGTTACGTACTACGACACCGATTACGTTCAGCAAACACTTGCTAGTAACTTGTATCGGCTCGTCGGCGCTCAAGACAGGGCTTACCTTTACCCCGCATTTGGGGAGACGTGGCCTACTGACTTGGCAAACGAAGCGAAGCACATCGAGATCACCTACAGCATTGACGGCAGTGTCAGCGTCCCAGCTTCGGTTAAGCAAGCCATCTTGCTACTGGTCGGCGCACTTTACGAGTACCGCGAAGACGGCGTTATCGACAACGCTGGTCTGGCACTTGTGAAAGCACCCAAAGGCGCAGAAGACTTGCTCAATCCTTATCGCATACGCATTGCGTAAGGAGGCCGTATGAGAAGAGGCGCACTACGCCACACAGCGACGATCTTTAACTACTCTTCAACACCCGACGCGTTCGGCGCTATTGATCACACCTACATTGTTGACGCAGTCACCCACAAGTGTTCGATGAAACAGAGAACATTTCGTGAGCGACTCGAAAACAATCAGGAGATCCAGCGCATTGAGTTTGAACTGCACTTCAACTACAGCGAAGAGCTAGAGTTACTTAACCCTGGCGCACAGCTTGAAGTTGCTGGCAGAAGACTTGAGGTGTTGGCGAGCAGTGACCCTGACGGTAAGCGTAAGAAGGTTGTTATCTTTGCGGAGTCGTTAAGATGATAGATCAAACAATACGCACGCTGATTCTAAATGACGCGACTGTCAGTAGTCTGATCGCAACTAATGCAGTGTATCCGCAGCGGTTACCGCAGGATGTCGATAAACCTGCCATTGTCTATCGGATGATGGACGGCATCGATGACCTAACCGCTGGCAGTACAACTGCTCTCACTCGTTACACGATGGATCTGACCGTCTATTCCGAAACCTACGGAACAATGCGTCAGATCGTCCAGGGACTGTCGAATTTGTTTCAGGGACTAGCCACGACTCAGTCGGGCGACCTGATCACAGGCAGTCGTGTGATGAACATTGTCAATGACTACGAATCTTTCATTGAGCTTTACTCAAGCACTTTAGACATAACTTTAATCGTTAAGGAGGCATAACATGCCAGCTATTGCGGCCCCATTTACGGGGCAAAACACCAAGCTGTATGCCAAAGATCAGGCTCATACTCTTGCAACGCTTGTAGCAGGTGACCTCGTGGGTGAGGTTCAGAACGTTGGTGACATCGAACTGAGCCGAAACATCATCGAAGTAAGCACCTACGGAAGCGATTACAAGGGCAAGCTGGCGGGTCAGAAGGACTCAGGAACAATCGACATTACGTTGAACTGGGTTCCGTCCGCATCCGCAGAAGCACCGCAGGCTTTGTTGCAAACCAGCTATGGTTCAGGCGCGAAAGTATATTTCGTGATCGTATGGCAGAACGACTCAGCAGCAACCGACGTTGCAGCCTGTGAGTTCGAGGGATACATCCAGTCATACAGCATTTCCCAGCCCCTCGAAGACGTAGTTACGGTAAACGTATCTATCAACATCGATGGCGCAGTCGTATTTGATACTGACGGCACGCTGGACTAACCAAACGCGAGACCTCTTCGGGGGTCTCGTTTTTTTTTCGATAAGGAGGAGTGATGGCACTTTCTAAAGACCAAATTTTAGGCGCAGTAGATTTTAAGTACGAAGAGATCGAAGTACCCGAGTGGGGTGGATCAGTTCGTTTGAGAGGGCTGTCCGCAGCCGAGAGAGACGAGTTTGAGGCTTCGGTAGGGGTAACCCAAGATCTGACCAACATGCGAGCTCGTTTGGTTGTGAACTGCCTAATCGACGAGGACGGCAACAGATTATTTAAGAACAGCGAAGCAAAAGCACTGGGTGAAAAGAACGCTACAGTGATGAACCGCTTGTTCGATAAGTGTCGAGAACTGTCGGGCATGACCGACGATGACTTGGGCATCGCAGAGGGAAACTGAGAGACCCAGTCAGGCGCTTTAAGTTTCGCCTAGCGCTTGAACTGGGTATGACCGTGCGAGAACTCGAGACCCGCATCGAGGCGCGTGAGTTACTAGAGTGGATGGTTTATTTCAACCTAGAACCTTGGGGCGCAATACGTGCGGATTACCGAGCAGGTGTTATCACGAGCATGTTAGTCAACGTCAACGGCGGTAAGAAGAGCGGCAAGGCAGCACAGCCTAAAGACTTCTTTACGTTGTACTCACAGCACTCGAACCGTACCCAAAGCAACGAACAGCAAATGTCTATTTTTAGACGGCTTGCGGAGATGAATAAGTGAACAAAGACTTTCGCATAGTTAAGCGCAGGGGTGGGATTTACGAGGAGTTTGCGGTTGATGGCTTAGACGAGCTAGACCGAGAGCTACACAGAATGGCTAAAGAGATGGCAACTCAAAAGGGTCATCGCGCTGTAACCGCTTCAATGATGCCTGTCGCTGGTGAAGTCAGAAAGAACATCACGACAGGTGTTCACAGCAAACAACAAAATAAGAGTGGTGGGCCTGGTATTTACGATACTGGATCGCTGCTCAAGTCTGTTCGAGTTGTACCCCAACGATTTAAAGGACAAACCAAAAACAACCGAG